GGCCTCTCTCGAGGCCCTAGACGCTTGTCGGCTTTTGGGTTGTTAAAACCAATTCCAACTGTCGGCGAGTTTCTTTCTGCTCGGAACGACCATGGGGGCCCTCCATCAATGAAGATTGGTGGTCTAAGCACGTTTGCACTCAAAAGGTGTAAATTCCAAGAGCTATGGTGGTAATCCCACCCAAGATACGTAGTGACGTTGAGTCATTCGCAGAACCGTTGTAGGCATCGTCGTGAGGCTTACTTATGGAGAAGGCTAGCACCCTACCTCCCCGGACATACCTAGTATGGCGTACCTTGAAAACCAAATACATAAAATTGCTGCAAATATTTTTACAACAAACTTACGACTGGTTAAGGTAGGTGCGAAAACATGGATGAAAGCTTACGAGCTAACACCATTATTCACGCTTGCCATCTGGGCATGTGGAGTTGTAGTGAAAATTGATAGCTTTTCTTTGTTCCTTCTGAGAATTAAAAATCTCTATAAGAAAATGGGCCCAAAAGGCTTATTTTATTATTTGAAGGAGTGTCAAAGAAGAGTTATTTACTTTCTAGCTGATCAGTTAGTGGTGTCAGGGGGTAATACCCCTTACATCAAAACGGACAGCCATGGGTTACCTACTATTATACCCTGGTTACTTCGACAGGAAATTCTGCTTTTTAAAGCGAATGGCCTTAGAGGTAATAAGAGTATAGTGGTTTGTATCCTTACACTGTTAAGTATCTTTAGAATTTTTAAGAATAAAGTTCGACCGAACTTGTCTTCTATCTTGAAGCCATTTTCTGGTACAACTACGTCTTTTGACGTACGTTTGTTAAAACGAGCGATTAAATCTTTAAATCTTGGAATGTTAACTATCAGAAAACCTAAGCTTCTACTCATCGAGAAAGCTTCTCCGAATGCTGTTAAAAGCACTTGGGGAGCTTCGCTTGATGCAGTAGCGTTCGCCTTCTACCCTAGAGTTTTATGGAACTACGTTGTTTTCAACGTAAGCCATGTCTCTAATGGTATATGGTGGACGGCCTGGGTACTTCTAATAATCTTGTTCTCTGCACCGTTTATAGTTTTACTATATCTGGTGGGGAATCCTATTAAGTTATGCATAGCACGGTTGAGTGTGGTTTATGATCAAGCTGGGAAAGCCCGAATAGTTGGTATTACTAACTATTGGCTCCAAGTTTGTCTTGAACCTCTTCATACGGCGATACTTGCACTACTAAAGAAAATTCCGCAAGATGGAACATTTAATCAGATCTCGCCTATCAAACTTCTTGTTGATACGGTGAAACCTGGTCAAGTTTTCTATTCTTTCGATCTTAGTTCAGCTACGGATAGGTTACCTATAGTAATCCAAATGCAGATCTTGAATATACTTGTCCCTGGAATGGGAACATCATGGATGAATCTTTTAGGTTCACTCAGATGGCAATGGAAATCTCTTAACAAGAGAGTTCCTTTGAAAGAAATTCAATATGCAGTTGGTCAACCTATGGGTGCGTATTCGAGTTGGGCTATGTTAGCCCTGACGCATCACATAATTGTTCAGTGTGCTGCTTTAAACGTTGGTAAACCAAATTTCAGAGCTTATGCAGTTCTCGGAGATGACATTGTTATCGCCGACGATCTTGTAGCAAGTGAATATCTACGTTTAATGAATATGCTTGGTGTAGACATCAATCTAGCTAAATCACTTCAGTCTAAGGACTTTTGTGAATTTGCTAAAAGATGGATAGGACCTAACGGTCTGGATCTGTCTCCAATCGGTCCAGGATTACTCCTGAGAACGGTTAGAAATAGATTTTTCCTAGCAAGTTTGTTATCGTCGATGTGG